TATTTCTTGAACAGTACCGTTGTACATCAAGAACCGGTCAACGCCGCACCAGTAGTAAATGCCATCGTATTCAATGACAGAACTGGACGACATGATCGAACTTTGCTGGGTCAATAAGTCATAGCGCCAGTAGAGCGTAGACGTTCCCACGTTTTGGGGCGCATAGGACACGCGTATAACCGAATCCAGCGACCAAAACAGCCCAGAGGGTGATGTAGTACCACCACGAACTGGAAGCCCCTTCACGATCTTTGTAGAGGCTACGTTGTTGGCGTTTGAGTCAGCACTTGTCCAGTTGGTGAAGTCACCAGCCGCAGAGTTTTGGATCAGGCCATTGTTGCCGTACACAAAAAGGTATGGGTAAAGCATCACAACACCGCCGGACACGGAGATGTTGTTGTCAAAGGTCAATGTCACCGTGCCGGATGCGGTGGCGGCGTTGTTCAAAGTTGCCGTCCAAACACCGGCCACGATGGCCGCGGACACCACATAAGTGTTGGCAGGGATACCAGTTCCGGTGACGGTCACACCCGCCCCAATCCCAGAGATGGTGGTAGCGAACGTGACTGTCTTTTGTGTTGCAGTCGTTGTCCCTGCGGCCGTAAAAACACCGACGGGCGCTAGAGTTGTACCAGTAAACGGCCCGAACAAAGGACGTGTATTGACGGTGCTTGAGATGAAGTTCAGATTCTGTCCGGGGTGAGCAATTAACTGAAGAGCATTCCCACCGGTTGAGTCCCAACCAATGTCAAACTGCCACAAGTTATTGGCGTTTGGGGTGAACGATGAACTCAGCGAAAACGGTGTTGGCCCAGTACCAATGGCCGTCACGTTGTTGGTGACCCATTGTTGAATGCCCGCGCTATAGCCCGAGATGATGTAGTTGAGGCCGTTTGAGGCGCTCATGGTAAGACCACGAGAGATGCCTGAAGCGTTCAAAAAGGCGCCGGAGTAGCCACCAATTTTTCTGGGCAAGCCACGCTGGAAACGCACCCACTCACCGTCGACATAGGACGGCGCAGCAAATTGAGTTCCATCCCGCTGTATACCCGGCGGGATTTGTAGGGCTATGACTTTAGAGGTCAAAATGTGCCCCCGCTGATACCGCTAAACACGGTCAGTCCAGTTGAACTGAAGTAAGCTTGCTCAGAGCCGTTGATCGTGATACCCACTTGGTTTGAGTTGGGCAAATACAAACCAGTTGTCAGGTTACCCACAAAGTTCAGCGAGGGGTTAGTCGATGATCCCACGCTCAAGGTCAGCGAGGTGACGTTGTTGGACACAGTCGAAACAGCGTAGACGTTCGTGCCATCGCACACCATCGCAACGGTTGAGCCGTTGGGGATAGTTGTTGTTGCACCACCGCCAACGCTTGTCTTGAAAGTCAGCGTGTATGAACCAGTTGTGTTGTTGGTGATGACGTAGAACTGAACCGTGGAAGGAACAACCACGTTTGTGTTTTGGCTCAGGACACCTGAGTATTCTTGCAACGTATAAGAGGCTTGGCTGGATGTCAGCGTAATCGTGGCGCCAGCGCCGGTCACTGAGATTTGTTCTTGCGTGAAAGAGAAGATCGCGCTTTGGCCATAGCCCCAAGAGTTGTATGTTGACGTACCGTCGGACACCAAGGCAAATGACTCACCGATTTGCAACTGGGTTGAATTTGAAATGCCGTCAATCGTGTCCGAACCAGAGGTCTGAACCGTCAAGATACCGGTGCCGTTGTTCTTGACAATGGTGAACCAATTCGCGCCAACACCTGATGCACTTGGCAAAGTAATCGTGCCAGCACCACCTTCCCACACAGACAACTGTGACTGAGCGTTTGCGCTCAGGGTAGAACTGGAGTAGTAACTGGTGATGGGTGTGATGGTGTTCAGCGTTGCGCCCAGAGCCTCTAAGCCATATCCAGCCAACTGTGAGGCGTTGGCGGATGACGTACCAGCACCCAACTGAACCTCAGTCCATGTACCGTTGACAGTTGAGTTGTTTGTCAGCCAAATGTAGTACGCAATCCCGGAGGCCACGGACACGATGGTGTTGCCAGAAGTGTCAGCCACCGTGAATGAGTTTGAACCCACGTTGCGCACGATGATGGCTTGGCCGGTCGACACCTGAGTGGCAGGGGGCAACTCCAAAAGCAACGCAGAGGCCGTAATAGCCTCAGCCGTGCCGATTGTTTGCGAGATGCTGATGGTGTATGTGCCTGTGCCGCCAGAACCGCTTCCAAGGGCTGTAATGGTCGTTCCTGAAGCGATATTCGTTCCGGTGATCACTTGACCCACGGCAATCGTTCCAGAGGTCACAGAGGTCACAGTCAACGTCACGCCTGAGATTGTTCCGCGGAAAACCGCGCCGCCGATGGTGGCGGTCACGTCAATGATGTTGGCCGAAACAACCGTGTTGTTGCCGTTGATGGGCCACGACAAAGGCGTGTTAGCGCTAATTGTCAGCGACTCGTAAGAGACTTGGCTCGGTGAAATCGTCTGGCCAGTAAATGGCGATGTATATGTGGTCATGGTTTGCCTTAACTGTCAACAGCCACCGCAGAACGGTCGCCAACGCGGGATACGTCTTCGGTCTTGAGGGCGTTCAATGCTTCGGTAAACATCTGACTCCACAGAGCCAGTCGAGCATCGTTCTTCAAGAATGGGGCTGTTTGTTTCAATGTGCCAAACAGCATGGCATTGGGTGCATTCTGCGTGAGCCAGTTGGTTTGGTTGTTTGAGTCCAGCGGCTGGAGTCGGGTGTAGCACAAAGCTTCAAAACTGTATGCCGCATCAGGTGTAGGCGCCACGAACCAATGATCGTAGTCATAGTCGGCGTAATACAGCGGCTGTGCGGTTGCGCTCACCACGGGCCAGTAGTTGTTTAGGTATTCCAGTTTGCGCAGCAATAAGGGCTGTTTGTTGCCAGAACTGTCCACCAGTGTCATGGACACAGTCTTGCGCCAACGTGCGGGCTTTTGGATAACTGGGTTACCGGCTTGAAGGGTTGAATCAACAACTTCCAGTTGGCCCAATGTTTTGATTTCTTGGGCGATATCAAACTCAGCCAACGAGATGGCTGTGGGGATAAAGTTGACGACCGCTTGGTCTTGCCGCTCCAAGTACTGAAGGACGGTACTCGTGAGGCTGTCGTAGGTCAGTACAAATGAGGGCGTGGTCATGCTTTATTTTCCCATTAGGCGGTCAGAACAGCAAGGGCTTGCTCTGCGTGTTTGCGGCGTTCTTCAAGGCCAATTGTCCCACCATTGATGATCTTTGTGCATTTGATGAAGTCCCAAGCCTCAGCAGGGGCGTTCAACTTGTGCGTGTCCCAAAACCAACCAGCGGTCAGGGCTGCGTATTCTGGGGTGGCGATGAGTTCGGGGTGCATGACGAAGTCGAACCCGAGCGCTTGTCCCGCGTGATAATAATTTGCGTGGCCGGTAAGCTGAACGCATCCCCGCCCTCGAAAACGGAACCCGTCGCCAGAAGCTTCGTCACGGTTGCCCATTCGGTTTGCGTAAACCATGTTGGCAATTTTCTTNGGGTTTCCTGCATATTGATTGGCAATCTCTTGTGTGGGGAAGCGTTTATCCCAAAGCCGCATCAACGTAGCCGCTTTGTANTTTAGGTTTTCTTCNAGAATCNTAAAGTTAGCGCACTCATGCCCACATTGCCCAATGAACATGGCTTGTTGCTTGGGCGTNGNGATGNNGAACCGCTCNAAGGTCTTGTTCAAGCCATCAACCCACGCGGGGCTGATACCCAGCTTTTGAAGTTGATCACTGTTTAACATTGACCTTGTCCTTTACTGCTTGGTATTGGTCGATGCAGGCGTTGAGGCGGGTGATGGCGAGGTCACCGTCTGCGGCAATGGCTGCAATATCTTTAAGAGCCTGTCGCTCAGATTCGGCTCCATCTTTTGTATCTTCTCCGGCAGTTCCGGCATCTGAACTGGCTTGAACACTACAGGAGGAGGGGAAGCGCAACTCGCCAGAGTCAATGCGCTTAAAAGTATCAGTCTTTTTGGCTTGAATAGCATTTGTTGCCTTTCGAAGTGCTGCGGTCTTATCTTTAAGGGTTTGGGCCAGTTCGGCTTCTTTTTGTCGAGCCTCGGCGTTCAATCGGTCGATCTCGGCTTTGTCTTCGGCCACACGGCGCTCATAGCCCTTGTGATCTGCAACGTAATAACCGCCACCCAGAGCCATTACCACGCCACCGATTTGCATCAGCAGGGCGTAGGTGGCGATCACCGGCAGCAGTTTGGCGAAGTAACTGACCCCATACAAGGCCACGCCAGCGATCATGGCCGCGCAGGCGATGACGTAGAACAGATCACTGAAGAAAGTGAGGAACCAAGTCATTCTGCCTCCTTGGCGGCTGCACGTTCATTGGCAATCTCTTCACGCTCTGGGTGTAAGTGATCCGGCGCTGTCGTGGGCGGTGGTGGGGGACGCCAGTCTTCGTCGAACGTAGGGTTCACAAACGTGGGCATAGCGCCAAAAGCTGTGTTGGCTTGCTGAGGCGGATAGAAGGGCACAGGTTGGCCCATTTGCCCCACGCAAGGCTGCATTGGTGCTGGCGTATTGGTAGCCTGCTTGACCCCCGCCAAGGTGCCTGCAACGCCGCCAGCGACCCGTTTGCCGACGATACCACCTATACCCCCAACCAACAACAAAACGATGTCGTTGAGCATTTTTGTGTAGGCTTGGTCGATGGGCGCCATGGCCTTGATCGGTTGCACCACAAAAGTGACCGAATAGAGCAAGCAGATAACGATAAAGAACAGAATGCCCGTGATGCAGAGCACCACAATCGCCCAGATGCGGACTTCGATTTCCTCAGCGCTTAGGCGGTGATCCGGGTGGTTGCTGAACAGATTCAACTTGTTTCTCCAGAACTGGGGCGACTAGATAGTCGGGGCACGTCTGCGTGAACAGACACCGAGGACGTTGGCACTCAGGGTCTTGAAAGTGATCAAAGTCCTGACAGGTATATCGATACCGGTCAGAGCAACCACTAAGTGCGATGATGATGAGCAGGCTTGGCAGCAGCTTTCGCATCTTGCACCTCTTGGAAGACGAAATACCCAAACACGGCTACAGCAACCAACAAAACAACCACCGCAATTGCGGTCATCAACTCTTCGAATTCTGCTTTTTTGGCCTTGGCTCGGTCTTCAGCAGCTTTCTCGGCAAACTTGTCAGCTTTGTCCATGCTGGCTGCACGGCTTTTAATGTTGTTCCAAACATCTACTTTTCCTGCTTGCATGAACAGAATTTGCA